TGGGGTTTTCGGGTCAAGAAGCCTGAGTATGATGGGGATATTCTGCTGTTACCGCAGCAATCCTGGGCATTCGCAGTCACATGGCAGACGGGAATCTTGTACGTCAATCGAATGTCGGAGAAGGTGCAATGGTCTTCGGCCCGTCTGTTTACGACGTACCACTGCTTCCGTACGAAAGAGAATTAATCAAGACGATTGGGATTACAGAAGAAGAGTACCAACGCTTTGCCGCTGAAGTTAGGCAGCGGGGTCGATTAAGACCTGCTGAATATGCAGGCATTCCAGATGTTCGCAATGACGCAACAACTTTAGCGATTGTTAGTATCGCAATTAGCTTAATTTCAACTGGCGCGGCGTTTTTGCTAATGCCAAAGCCCAAGATGCCTTCGGCTTCGAGAGGTTCTTCCTTTGATACTGGCAGCATCACCGGACCAAGCAGATTTACTCCATCTCGTGGCTTTGAGACATTAAATGAGCTGGCTGATTATGCCTCACCAATTCCAATCATTTTTGGTTTATATCAAGGGCAAGGGCGAGGAGAAGTTGGCGGCATTTTCGTAACACCAAAGCTTGTTTGGTCACGGATGTTTAGTTATGGAACGCAGCAATCTGCTTTATTGATGTTTGTTGTAGGTGAGCAGGGTGTTGACGATGGAGTTGGTGACGGCATTAAGCCGCCAGCACTTGAAGGAATCATGCTTGGCAACAATGCGCTTGATCCAATTCATGAAGACGGATTTGCTTTTTACTGGAAAGCAGCTACCACCATTCCAGCAGGGCCAAGGCTTAAAGGCTCAGATCTTAAGTATGGCACGCAAGGTAGTGCAGATAGTGGCAACCCCGGCGTAGGACTTGCCACGAATGACGTAAAAACAGAAGACGTATTTTTAGCTCCAACAAATGATGCAGAGCAATCTAAACCTTTTTGTCACGCATATTCTCCTGTAAATTCGGCTGAGTTTGGAGCGTATGCGCCGATAGCAAACGGCAATGGGATAAAAATTAATTACCAAGTTATTCCCATTGGAAAAAATAAAAGCCAAGACGGTAGTGATGCTTCTGAAACAAAGAAAAGCCAAAGAGCAAAGGTAATGCAACGAGTAAAGATTGTTGGCGACGAAAACGAAGCCCGCAGAAGAGATGCAGAAGAAGGGAAAAGCCCTGGCTCTTCCTACAACAAAGCTGCTTTTGTTGGTGACGATCTTTACAAACAGCACCAATCTGGCACTGGTCGTCAGTACAGCCCAAGGATGGGTCTAATTAGCGTTAAAAGAGGCAACACAGTAATCACAACAAATGGCGAAGACTATACGCGCCAGGTCCGTGTTAGCAAGGGAGATACGGCTGTATTTCTTATTAGTGACACAGAAATTGACGAGGAAATTTACAAAACCTCTTCAGCCGCTGTAAGTGTAAGCGACATAAACAGCCTTGTTTTTGAATCTCAAGTTGCAGCCTACGAGCAAATGCAGAAAGGAGAAGTATTTGCTATTGCTGGAACGCTTTGGAAGGTTATCAGCAGAAGAAGGGAAGGAGTCTTTCGCACTGGAGAAGGCCCTCAATTTATTACTTTAGAGTGTATTGACACTTCAACGTCTGCATCCAAGACAGTCGGTATTGTAAGCAAGCATCGGGTGGTTCACCCTCCAATATATATTGATGATAAGCGAGGCATAGGTCCGCAATATTACCCTTTGACGCGAATGTCAATTACCTCAATCAGAAACAATAGAGCAGCAGTTATTACAGAGCTTGGCATTAAAAGCACAGTCTTCCAACGCTTGAATGGATTGGCGGCTATTAATGGATTGCCAACGCCGGACGAAATTAAAGAGTTTGGAAAAGATAAAACGACAGTAACGACTGGAACAGTTAACATGTTTATTCCTAGAGCTTCCGCCTTTCGTGTTGCTGTAAGGAAAGCAAATACTAATATGGACTTTGTATTTCTTGACGAATATTTTGTTGTTATTGGAAGCAAGCCAGTTGCTCAGTACAATTATATTCAAATAATTGCTCCAAATAGAGATGATTATGATGAGCTTGAGTTTAAGATAATCCCCGTACCTGGTGGTGAACTCAGGAGTTTGAGTGCAGAACAAAAGTTTGTTTCTTTAAAGTCAACTGCTGAAGGAGGAAGCCCAGCTGGCGGCACAACAAAAGTTCCTGGAATAGGATCTTTAAAAGTTAAATGCTCTGGCAGTATTGTAGATAAAAAGTTTTTTAGAGATAATACTGAATTGGGCAGGGGGGCAAGAATAGTTAATATTGACGGCGATACAGACAAGCCAGACAACTTAGAGCTTCAAAAATACTTGCCACAAGATCAAAACAAGGGCACATTTAAAGCGCAGAGCATTGAAAAAATCGGACTTGTAGCTACGCCAGGTACAGGCATTGGAGCGTCAGACGCTTTTACTTTTGCATTAGCTGGGGACGCTGATGAGCCAGGCCCTAACAAAAAGACAACAGAAACCACCGACTTCTACGACAGCGAGAAAGAGTTCATCAAGCTTCGCTGGAACTGGAGAAAAAGAAATTTAAACTTAAATCACTATGCCAGAAAAGAAAACGGCCAAAAGAAAACTTGGGAATTTGTTTCATGCACTGTTATCGACAGCTCCCCAGGATTTCCTCTAAATCATGAGTTTCAAATTCGCAGAGGCAAGAATAAGACAAATACTATTGACAGCGCAGGCGTCGCCAGGCCAGTAGACGCAGACTATGGAGACCGAAATGCCTTTAAGCGCAACAACCCTGGCATTAGCGATGGTGTACTGCGTGGCTCGGGTTATAAGTTTAAAGTTACTGACGTTACCTTGGTTCAAGGTGGAGACCAAGAACAAGCATATTTGTTTGAAACGTTTGGCCGCGCCGTAGCTTCTGACCTTAACGCAATCAAAGCAAAAGTTATTAATAAGACCAAGAACGGAAAGCAAATAGAGTTTGCTTTAAGAGCAAAAGTAGTGCGACTTCAAAGCCATCCTACTGGAGAAAAATTCGGCTATAGCGTAACCCAAGTAGCTGAAAGGCTGGACAATACAGACGACGGGTGGCAAGTGGGTGACACTTTTGAAGATCTAGTAAACGTAACCGCACAGAATCCATTCGGCGTAAAAAACACTACAGCAGGTGCTTTGTATCAGGTTGAAAAAGTAAGGACGACTGCAACGTCAATATCGTACGAAGGAGAAAATTTTGAATTTAACAATGGCTACGCAGACTTAAGCTTCTACAGGCAACTAATTCAAAAATCAAACGATACAGAGCCTGAACACCAAGTCGTATATATAAACGAAATTTTACCTAATGTTCGAGAACCTCAGTATTCAAGGCTAACTACCGCAGGCTTGTCTTTAAAAGCTAGTAGAGCTTTTTCGCAACTAGACCAGCTCCGTTGCTGGCTGGCTAGTGGACTAAAAGTTAAACGCCTGCACCCCGATTGGCAAAGCAACGAAGACAACCCCTACGAAGATGACTTAAGCAGCGAAACCTTTAAGAAAGAGTTTGGCCCCAGCCACTTGCTCCCAGATCTCGTGTTTTACCTTATGACAGACCAGATAGCTGGTGCGGGGGGCTTGATGAACATGACATCTAGCAACGCACCATTAGTAGATTTAGAGAGCTTTAGATTAACAGCTAAGTTTGTGTCAAAACAAAACCTGTTTTTTAATGGTGTCATAACAGAAAGAACAAACTTGAGGCAATTTATTTCAGACGTTGCGCCTTATTTCTTGTGCAACTTTATTATAACTGATGGCAAGTTTGGACTGCTGCCTGCTATACCGTTTTCTGACTCAGACGGCAGCATCAATACTGGCAGCATAGAGATCAAACAATTATTTACGGCTGGCAACATTCTTGAAGATAGTTTTAGTGTTGAGTATCTTCGTCTTGAGGATCGCAGGCCATTTGTTGCAATTGCGCGTTATAGGGGCGAAACGCCAAATAAATTTCCAGAAGAAAAAGCAGTTATTGTATTTGAATCAGGAGGAAAACCAGACGGTATGCAGGCGCTGCCGCAAGAGACGTTTGACCTTACTCAGTTCTGCACTTCAGAAGAACACGCAATCAAAGTGGCTCGTTACTTTTTGGCTTTGCGAAAGCTGGTTACTCATACAATTAAATTTTCCACAACAGTCTTTGGCTTGAGCCTTGAAGCCGGATCGTTTATCAAGGTTGTTACTGAGGTTAGTCCTTATAGCAGCGCCAACAATGGAACAATTGACGGGTCGGGCAATGTTGTAAGCGTTAAAACTTTAATAGACGGTCAATATGATGTGCTTTATTTCCAAACTGATGCAAACACAGACGTTGTAGAAGGTAAGATGACAATAAGCGGTGGCAAAGTTGCAGAAAGCAAGTTCCATAATTCAGTTTTTACAATTAATGACTCAAGCGTATCTGAAAACATTTATGTTGTAGAGCAGTTGACGTTTTCGCAGGAGGGCACTGTGGACATTGTTGCCTCAGAGCACCCGTGTACGACGGAAGCGGATACCGTTAACATAAGCAAGCTAGCTTTGGCCGTTGTTGACGAGGCTGGCGAGTACAAGGTAATTACCGGTTAGATGGCTTTCCCTTCACTCTTTCCAACTAGCCGCGCTTTTGATCCCGGGAACTACCCGATCAAAACTTTTAATTCGCAAAGTGGCGCTGAGACACGAATCTTGTACGGCAGTGAGCGCACCAACGTAAAGCTCCAATTGTCTTACGCCAATATTGGCGATGCGTCAGCAGAGCTTTTCCTTGACCATTTTGACGAAACAAAAGGCACGTTTAGCACTTTTGACGTGCCTGTTGGTTCGTTTAAAGGCTGGAGCGCAAACACTGACGCCTTGCGCTCAGAGCCGTCAAGAGTTCCAACTGTGACACTTGTTGTGACAGTTGCGGCCTCCGGTGGCGCTAACAAGTATCGAATCAACGGGTCATCAACAGACAACGAATTATTGACGCTGACTGAAGGCACTGTTTATTTGTTTGACCAATCTGACTCGTCAAACTCCGGCCACCCATTACGTCTTAGTACAACAAGCGATGGCACTCACGGCAGCGGTGCTGAGTACACAACAGGCGTAACAACCTTTGGAAACGTGGGCAGTTCTGGAGCGTACACACGAATTAAAGTCGCTAAAGACGCCCCAACCTTGTATTACTACTGCGTTAATCACAGTGGGATGGGCGGTCAAATCAACACTCCTGCAGGCACTGTTTTGTCTGAATCAGGGACACCAGCAAAGTACAGGTACGAAAGCGCACCAAAAATAACGCAGGTGCGGCCTGGGGTTAGCACTGTTACAGTGAATCTGATTGGCGTGATCTGATGGCAAAGGTCTATACCGGCAGAGATGGCGTCTTACAAGTCGCTGGTACGACCGTGGCCAAAGTGTCGAGTTTCTCGGTGCAAGCAAACCTTGAGACGCTAGAGACCACAACGCTTAGTGAGAATATTCGCAGTTACGTCCCAGGCGTTGTTGGTTATACGGGTAGCTGCAGCTTGCTTTATTACAAAGAAGACAGCGGTTCAATCAACACCACAAGCCTGTTAAGCGCACTGGTCAAGACTGGTTCGGCTGGTGTTACCAGTAGCGACACCGTTGATCTGACATTCCGTTGGGTGGATGGTGCGGACATTAACGACATCAAGATCAACGCTTACGTTTCAAGCGCCACGATGGGTGCTGCTACTGCTGATCTTGTGCGTGCTGAGATCTCGTTTATTGGAACGGGAGAACTGCTAGCCGCCACAATCTCATGAGTGTTTATCTTGGTACGTTTGGCAAAGTTGAACTGCAGCGTCAGTTTGATGGCGGTGAGCTTGTTTCAACAATTAAGGCCGCTAGTGTCAACGTTGCAGCAAAGCGTTTTAGTTTTAATTTCGAGCAGGGTCAGCTAATTACTGGCGATCAAATTCGCATTAAAAGCACTAATGGAAGCAATCTTGATTTTATAAACGGTTATACAAGCCCGAGCGTAAAGAAATTTATTTATGTTGACGAGCTAGATGGAATAAGGCTTTACGAAACTTTTGCTCATGCTGTTAACGGCGGAACTGCCAACGCTATTACCTTAGCGGCACCAAGTAATCCACTGCCTGTAAGCGTAATTGTAGAGAACACTGTTCCGCGTCTTCTCGCTCAGGTTAATAGTTTTGAGCTTAATACTGAGCGCGAAACTGTTGACACGACAACGCTATCTGATGAATTTAGAAGTCGTATTAGCACGTTAGTGTCTGGTTCCGGCAGAATGTCTTGTTTTTGGGAATATACCGGAGACACTGCAAACGAAATACCAAATTATCTTTTACAGCTTATATTGCGAACTAAAGTTGGCAGTCAGTTTCACGCTAGGTTTTACATCAAGCCAGAAAACTACAACCCCAGCGGTGTCGCGGCTAGAAACGACGATGAGCTTTGGTACGACTTTGACGGAGTCATAACAGCTTGTGCTGTGCAGTTCGCGCCAGATAATACGGTGCAAATCACAGCAGATTTCATCACGACAGGAGCGGTTCAGCTCAAGATGAACCTTGAAGTTCCTGACAAGATTAGACAAGAAGATGGTAGTGACATGCTTTTGGAACAGGATCAAACAGCTAAGCTGGGCAAGAGCAGTGACACTTAACGCGAGAGCCCATGGCTGACTTAAAAATTAGCGATCTTCCGGCTCTCCCCGGCGCTGACTTGGTTGCAGGCGACTTACTTGTTGCCGTCAACAATTCTGAAACCAAAAAGCTTACGGTCGCCGATCTGGTTGCCAATGGTGTCACGCTAATTTCTGACGCCACAATTCCAGGCGCAAAGATCTTGTTTGCTGATGGCGGTATTGCCACAGCCAAAGTTGCAGATGCCGCAATCACTACCGCAAAGGTGGCTGATGACGGGATTACAGCAGCAAAGCTCGCGAACGAATCCACTGTTGACCTAGTCACAACGCTGCCCGGATCTGGTGCGTTTACAGGCCAGCTTGCTCTAGATACGGACGACAACAACCTGTATTGCTGGAACGGATCTGCTTGGCTCAGCCTTAAAGCCGCAGGTTCTATCAATGCTGTTACTGGCAGCACGGTTGGCCTGGTTGACATTGTTGTCACAACCACTGGCTCAAGCGTTGCTATTGCTGCAACTCAAAATGACACTGATGCCGCCAACAAATTTTTAGCAGGCCCAACCAGTGCTGGTGGAGCGGTTGCCTACAGAGTTATTGACGGCAGTGATATTCCTGTTGCGACGACAAGCGCCAAGGGCGGTGTAATTGTCAATGGTGAAGGACTCCGCATGGACTCCAACACGATTGAAGTTGATAACGATGTATCAGCTAGTTCCACGCACCATGTGGTGACGTATAGCGCCAAAGGTTTAATTACTGGCGGTCGTACCCTTACGGCTAGTGATTTACCTGCTGCAACAGCTAGTGCAAAAGGCGCTGTTATCCCTGGTACCGGGCTTGCTGTTGACGGCAGCGGAAACCTTGATCACAGCAATACTGTTTCGGCTGGAACTTATACCAAGGTCACAGTTGATGCTCAAGGTCATGTGAGTGCTGGCGCCACTTTGGCGGATACAGACATTCCAGACATATCGGCAGCAAAACTAACAAGCGGCACAATTGGCAGTGCAATTCTTGCCACGGGTTCAGTTACCGCAGCGAAACTTGCTGATGCTTCTGTAACCAAGTTTGGTGGCGCGGGCGCAACGGATAATGTTGTCACGTTTCCTGATGGTGATTTTAAAGGCCAGTTCTTTTACGACGAAAAGAACGAAGATCTCTACATTTTCACAGGAACTTCATATCTTCCTATCACGATCATTAGTGGCAACCTGATTCTTGCTGGAACGTATAACGCAACCACAAACCTGCTAGATAGTGTCACCAGCGCAGGTAGTGCCGCTGGCTTCACAAATGGAAGCGCATTGCCCGCTCCAGCGTCAACTAACCTCAACTATTATGTCGTCGTAACTGTATCTGGAACGGGCTCAGGTGCTGCACCTGGAGTGTCATTAGCTCCACCAGACATGCTTCTGAGCACTGGTGCGGGGGCAGATTTCATTCTCATCGATGTTTCTAATGCAATCGCGGGCCAGACTGCAAGCAACATTTCAGTAACGCCTGCAGGAAACATTGCAGCGACTGACGTTCAGGCTGCATTGCAGGAGCTTGATTCTGAAAAGCCTGGTGCTGCAAGTCCAACATTTACTGGCACGGTGCTGCTGGGCCAGAACGCTGTCTTGGCGTTTGAAGGGTCTGCAAATGATCAATACGAAACCACGATCACGGTTACTAACCCAACCGCTGACCGCACGATCACTTTCCCCAATGTGACCGGCAACGTAGTCACGACAGGTGATACGGGGACAGTTACCAGCGCAATGATTGCTGATGCCACGATCGTCAACGCTGACGTTAGTGCTTCGGCTGAGATTGCAGTCAGCAAGCTTGCAAATGGCACAGCACGTCAATTGCTGCAGACCGACGCTGGGGGCAGCGGCGTTGAATTTACAAGCAACGTTGATGTCCCTGGAACGTTAGATGTTACGGGTGTTGCAACGTTCGACAGCACATCAACCTTTGTTGGTAACGCTACGTTCAATGGCAGCCTGATCTTTGAGGGTGCAACGCCTGACGCGCATGAACTGACGCTGAGTGTTGCTGACCCAGGTGCTGACGTTACGGTCACGATTCCTGCTTCGACTACAACGCTTGCTGGTCTTGCCGTTACTCAGAGCTTCACGAAAGCGCAGCGTGGAACGCCTGTTGCATTAACCGACGGGGCAACGATTGCTGTTGACATGAGCTTGGGTAACAACTTCAGCGTGACGCTTGCTGGTAACAGATCACTTGGCGATCCAAGCAATGTGACGGCTGGTCAGTCCGGTGTGATTGTGATTACGCAGGATGGAACGGGAAGCAGGACGCTTGCTTATGCGGGCACGAAGTATAAGTTTGCTGGTGGTACGGCACCAACGTTGACGACAACGGCTGCTGCGGTTGATGTATTGGCTTATTATTGCGAGAGCGCAACGCGCATCACGGTTACTTCGCTGCTGAACGTTTCATGAGTATTCCTGGTGCTGCAAGTCCGCTGTTTCTAGCAACGACTGGAGCGGCGGGTGATTTTTCTATATCCAGGTCGCTTAGATTTAACCAGCCGGATTCAAGTTTTCTTAATAGAACTTTCGGGTCTAGTGGCAACCGTACAACGTGGACTTGGAGCGGTTGGGTTAAACGATCTGATATAACAACAAACGCACGCCAAGTTTTATTTTCAGCAGATGGCGGCGCTAACGATACCGATTACTTTGAGTTTGGATTTGGGGGCATTACGGACTTAACCAGCAGTATATACTGGTCGCAATATACGGTAGCTAGCAATTCTGCAGCAGCATTTAGAGACCCCTCAGCTTGGTATCACGTTGTCGCAAACTACAATGGTACAAATCTTACGTTTTACGTAAATAGCGTTCAAGTTCTTCAAAGTGCAAAGACTGGAAATCTTGGGATAAATGGTGCTTGGGAACATGGAATTGGCAGGAACGCAAACAGCGGGGGCGTGCGTTATTTTTCTGGCTACCTAGCCGAAATTAACTTTGTGGACGGGTCTGCGCTTGACCCCACGTCATTCGGGCAGGCTGACGATAACGGGGTCTGGCAAGCCAAGGACACGTCTGGGCTGTCATTTGGAACGAATGGATTTAGGCTTAAGTTTGCAGATAACAGCAGCAATGCGGCGCTGGGCACCGACTCATCCGGTAACTCGAACACCTGGACAGTTAATAATTTGAGTGTTGGTGCGGTTTCAAACCCTACGGCCAAGCAAAATTTTGATGTTGTTACCTACTCCGGTAATGGTGGAACGCAGTCAATATCATCGCTCGCTTTCCAACCTGATTTTGTATGGATAAAAGCTAGAAACCATACATCTGGACACATTGTTTATGACGCTATTAGAGGCACAAGCATTATTCTTAACCCCAACACCACCTCATCTGAGGCAAACCAAGGCGGCATGGGACTAAGTGCATTTAATTCAAATGGCTTTACTGTTAAAGATGTTTCAAATGGTGGCTATGCAGTAAACGGGAATTATAATTATGTAGCCTGGTGCTGGAAGGCCGGTGGTGCTGCGTCGTCAAATAGCGATGGCAGCATAACAAGTTCTGTCTCGGCAAATACTACTTATGGCTTTTCTGTGGTGACCTATACGGGGTCAAATAGTGTTTCGACCGTAGGGCATGGTTTGGGTGCTACCCCTGGCATGTACATCGTAAAGCGCAGGACAGATAGTGGTTATGGCTGGATAGTTTATCATTCAGCAATGGGCGCATCTAATATGATGGCCTTGCAAAATACATCCGGTGCGGCTCTAGATTTTGACCCTTGGAATCAAACAGCTCCTACAAGCAGCGTATTTACTGTTAACACTACCGGAAGCGGAACAGTTAATGCTGCGTCTAAAGATTACGTGGCTTATGTGTGGTCTGAAGTTGCCGGATTTTCTAAATTTGGATCGGTCTCCGCTGGTTCTGACCCCATAGTCACAACAGGCTTTAAGCCTCGCTTCGTTATGGTAAAACGTACTGATTCTACTGGTAATTGGAACATCTTTGACACTGCTAGAGGAGGCGACACCACTCAGATTTGGCTTGAAGCTAACAACAGTGGTGCAGAAAATAACCACGTCAACGGTCAATTCAAATTCTTAGCTAATGGTTTTCAGCTGATTGGACCTGACATTGACGTTGGTACGGTTATCTACGCAGCCTTTGCGGCAACAGTTGATGAGTCAGCAATCAATGATTGTTTTGTTGACACCCCAACCAACGCGGCAGAGCCTTCAGACACGGGCGTCGGAAATGAAGTCGTAGGCAATTACTGCACTTGGAACCCGCTTGATCGAACTGCAAGCTCACCAATTGTTCTTGCTAACGGAAACTTAGACGTAAGCGGCACCGGTAGTTCAACAACTTGGAGCCCAGTTAACGGCACAATCAGTATGTCGTCTGGTAAGTGGTATTGGGAGGTTTCCAATAGTGGAACGGTTTATAGCTGGGTAGGTATTGCTGCCACGTTGCCAGATGACGGTACTGGAGAAAAGTGGCCTGGTAGGACAGCAGACAGTTATGGTTATTCCAAAGACGCTACTAAAGCAAACAACAACAGCAGTAGTTCTTATGGAACAAACTGGCAGAGTACACAAGCAACAATTGGAGTTGCTTTTGACGCTGATAATGGCACGCTAACCTTCTACAACAATGGCGTAAGTCAAGGGGTTGCATTTACCGGGATTCCAGCTAATGATTATCGCCCTTGTACTTCTAACTTTTACACTTCGGCTACACAGTCGGTAAACTTTGGGCAGAGAAGTTGGGCCTATACCGCACCAAGCGGTTATAAGGCTTTAAACACTTCTTCGTTATCGACCCCAACGATTGCGGATGGCAGTAAGTATTTTGATACGAAGTTATATACGGGCAATGGTTCGACGCAGACAGTTAGTGGCTATGCCTTTTCTCCAGATTTTACATGGTTGAAAAAAAGATCATCTAGTGGATCACATTCTTTTCATGATGTAATACGAGGAGCAACTAAACGCCTTACTAGCAACACTACTGATGCTGAAACGACTGAAACAACTGCAATGACTGCATTTAATTCAGATGGATTTAGTCTAGGTTCTGGTGGAAATGCAAACGCCTCTGGTCAAACTTTTGTGGGCTGGAGTTGGGACGCCGGAACATCGACGGTAACTAACAACGACGGCAGCATCGCATCAACAGTCAGAGCCAACCCAAGTGCTGGGTTCTCGATAATTAACCACGTCGGAACAAATGCTGCTGGAACGTTTGGGCACGGGCTCAACGTCGCCCCTGAGTTCCTGATTTTCAAAAACAGAGCTGATGCTGACAACTGGTTTGTTTGGAGCAAACACGCAGACGGCACCCCAACAACTGGCGGTGTTTTAAACAGCACAAATGCGTTCTTTACTAACGGTGCAAAGGAAATGAACTCTACTTTGCCTACAAGTTCTGTAATTCATGTAAAAGATAATGCAGCTACAAATGGAAGTAGTGACAACATAATTACCTACGCATTCGCACCTGTCGCGGGCTATAGCGCAATGGGCAGTTACGCCGGCACTGGCACTAGCGGTATTTTCGTACACACCGGAATGAGTCCCAGTTGGGTAATAATAAAGGACATTACCAACGGTGGCACTAATTGGTTGATTTTTGATTCTGAGCGTGACCCGCACAATTTGGCGTCTACATTCCTAAGAGCAAACCACTCTGGCAATGAAATTAATAATCAAACAGCTAATGGCAGTATTGATTTCTTGAGTAACGGATTTACAGTCAGAGCTTCTGGCACGTCTAACACAAACACTACGATTAACGTCCCAAACTCAACTGTAGTTTGGATGGCGTTTGCAAAAAATCCGTTCCAGGCTAATGGCGGGCTTGCTCGTTAAACTTCGTTCATCACCTGCATCCTCATGGGCTATTACATCGGCACGCGCGGTCTACCCATGGATATTCCGTGGGAGCACAACGACGTTCAATACCCTGCAAACTGGCTTCGATTAAGCAGTTCACAAGATCGTGCAGAACTAGGCATTACCTGGGGCGATGTGGCCGAGTATTACGACCAAAAATTTTATTGGGGATTTGACGCTGACGGCAATTTGATGCCCAAGACCTATGTAGACCTACAAGTCGGTTGGGTTGCTCAAACAAAGCGCACAGCAAACACAATCCTTGCTGCTTCTGATTGGCGCGTCATCAAAGCCAAAGAAACCAGCAAGACAATGAACGCTGGTTGGAAGACCTGGCGTCAAACCATTCGTACGGAATGCGGCACCAAGGTCACAGCAATCGAAGACTGCGCCAAGATTGGTGACGTATCGCCCCATGCTGATTTGGCACGGGTGCAAGCCTTGGCTGAATATGTGACTGGAGCGGACTACTCTGCATGGACTGCCGACCCAGACAACGCAGCTGAATGACCTTTATTTTTGGTGCGCTAGCAGGGGCTGTCCTAACAACCCTTTTTCTAGCGTTTGATCCAGACGATGACCTTTACGAGGATGAGCGTGACTACTAGACCCGATCCGATGATTCCCTGCAAGCCAGGGGCAGAGGATCTTGAAGCAATGAACAATCGCATTGTCTGGATGGACATGCTTTACAAGCTTGAAGGCCGGGACAAACGGGATCATCCCAAGTGCGGCCTTTACACCGGATTGCATAAGCGTCACTTCTCAACGTTCCCTGGAACGGATGAGAATTAAGGAACAGATTGTTAACTGTCCATTGACTGGGCCAGCTAATCTGGCTCAAGAAAACTTAACCCCTTCTACAAATGATCAAAGCATTCGCAGTAGCTGGTTCTGGTGTTCTCGCTGGTTCAGCTGCCTTGGCAGGCCCTTATGTGAACTTGGAGCATACAGCTGGTTATTCAGTCGGCGG